CTGTTCCCGGCCTTCGGTGCCATCCACGCCAATGGTCCGCACAATCTGTTCTTGGTTGTAAACTTCGGCCGCCATACTCTGATAGACCACTCCACCCCACTCAATGGCGCCGTTGATGTTGTCTTGAAGCGGTTGGGTGTTCATGTTTTCCCGCTTCATCATGGCCCGCAAAGCCTTGCCGCTGGCATTGGGGTCCATCGTATCCTTCGGCATCCCGCCGGTGGTTTCCTGAATGAATCCCATCAACGCTTGGATGGACGCCGCCGTGTTCGGGTCCAACTTGCCGGGGTCAAGGAATCCCAACGGACCTTGGTGGACTATGTTGCCATCTTCGTCCTTGAGTGATTCGGCCAACACATAGGGCGCATTGTTCAAGTCCGCCCAACCCTCCGCAATGTTGTCCGGCATTTGGTCGGGGTCAAAGATGGGAATTTTCTGGCCGTTGCTTGCGCTGTTCTCCGCCAATTGGTTCATGTGCATATTAAAAAGGCGGCTGGCATCCTTCAACGGCCTGACCAATCCCTTGTACCATTCCACGCCGTCCACATAGGCCCGGTATCCATACATTGGAATAATGGGAATCCACTTTCCAATGATGACCTTGACGGGCTTGAGGAAGTCGGTGCCACTGAATACACGCTTTTCAACGTGTTGGACCACCACCTTGCGTTCACGCACAAAGGTCCGGTTCTTGTCGGCCTTCAATTCCTTTTCAAATATTTTGTGTTCTTCCTTGCTGTAAACTTCAACCTCACCTTCCACCAAGTTGTTGTAAATAAATACCGGCTCTTTTTTCTTGATTATTTCGTATGACGTGGCCACATAGATTGGATTCGTGATTGAGTTCTGGCCGGTGAAATTCAGGTGCCGCAAGGTTTCCGGGGTGTAGGCGCTTGAGGGTATGAAGCCGGGGAACACTTCTTCAAAGCGTTCTTCCGTGTACTCCGTCAACACGGTCACCCACCGCGCATCACGTTTATCCGGCCGGATTGCCGATGAATCCCAAAAGACTGTGTTGAAGGCGTTTTGAATCGGGCGCCACTCAATGCGTTGGCGTTCATTCTCCGGGTCACCTTCGTCCTCAAAGATGGTGGCCAACTTGAAGGCGCCATATCCACACGTCGCCGTTTCATACACCGCGTTGTCCAAGCTGACTTTCCCGGACCCGTCACGGAAGTCGGCCCGGTATATTCCATTGAGCAATTCGGCGTCGGAATCCTGCGTCACGTCATCGTCGGGCCGGTATTCCACACCCATCCGGTTCAAATTCCATTCACCCATGAACCGAAACAAGTGGTTGCTTACCAAGTCGAATTCCATCTTGGCCCGGCGCTCAAATTCGGGTTCAAGGAAGTTTTCCCACATTCCACCCGTGACGTTGACAAACCGCAAGTCCTCATTGGCTTTATTGCGTTGGTCCGTCATCACGTCGGCGTCGTGGTCCGTCCGTTGCTTTAGCTTTTCCAACTTGGTGGCCAAGTCGCCCGTCGGTGCTTCCCTCACCATTTCCATTGAATCCGTCATGGGTTAAATCCTTTTCATCCGTGGAATGTTGATTTTGCCGCGTTCCTTCTTTTCGCGCTGTGTCATTCCGGGGAACAATTCAGTCATGCCCCACACAAACCAATCCGCCCGGTTCGGGCTTCGTTCTCCAATATATCCGGTTGTCGTGAAGGCGCCCAATTCATCTTCAAGGTCCGGGAAGGCGCCCACAAATTTGATTTTGCCCTGTTCGGTCAAGGCGCTGATTGGCTCCGCCCGTTGGACCTTGCCACGGCTTGCGTTCACGGACTTGTATGAAATGTTGGCGTCCGCCGCCCTCACCGTGAATTCCACCATTGCCCCGCCATAATTCCTTTCACCAATCACCCGGTCCGCGTGGTGCCGCTTGTAGGCTTGCGCCGCCACGGCTCCCCACTTGGCCGGACCCGCCAACAACGTCAAGTCCTCCAACACATAACCATTGCCATCGGTGCCAAGGCCGCAAACGCCTATCCCTATTTCATCGGCGTCGGTGTCCTGTTCATCTTCGGCGCCACTTGGGTCAACGGCCACCACCACCCGCACCAAGTCCACACCTTCCGGGATTTCGGTGACGCGGTTGGCCTCAAACATTTCCGGGGTGAACAATGCGTTGGCCCGGTCATCGGCAAACTTGCCCAACCAAAACCGGTCCCGCTTAATCTTCGGAAGTTTCTGCAACGCTTTGATGTAGGCCGCCGGAAGGTTCTCAAGGTTGTCCACCGGGTTCATCAAAAGGCTTGCATAGTCCTCCGGCCCTTCAATCGCCGCGCCGCTTTTGGGTTCCTTCTTTTCGATGAACAACCGATAGGACCAATGGCCTTTGTTCGGTGGGTTTTCGTCAAGGAACATTCGCAACCGCAATTCCCGGACCACACCCTTCCGCTTGTACCGGCAAACCTGCGCCAACCGTGTAATCATCAAAAGGAACGTGTCATAGGCTATTTGGGACACTTCATTGAGGAAGATGGTGCAATACTCAAGGCCCAAAATCTTTTCGGTGCGTTCCTTGTCATCCAACCCGCCGAACCATATTTCAGAACCGTTGGGGAACCGTACATAGAAATCTTCACGGTTGTCCTTGTAGGGGACTTCCGGGAAACAAAGGCGCATCACCTTGGGGAACGTGTCGAAAAAGATGGCCTTCTTTACTTGGTTGAACCGAAGGCGAAGGATGGCGTGGCGTGAATTGTCCACGGCCAACGCCCGCCAAACGATGGTCCGCACAATGGTGAAGGTCTTGGTTGACCGGCTCCCACCATAAAGCAATGAATAAATGGCCGGGCCGCCTATAACCTTCAAGGCTTCGGTCTGTTTGGCGGTCAGCTTGAAGGGCTTTTCCTCAAGTGTCGCCTGTGGTTCTGGAAGGGTTGCGGTTGTCATTCAAATACACTCTGGAATAGTTTGTTTCGGTCCCTCACCAACTTGCGGAAACTACCACCGCCTTCCTTTTTTTTCTTTTTGACTTTACGCTTGGCCTTGGGCTTCGGCGTGGGCGCCACCGGCGCGGCGCGTTTGCCCGCCGCAATTTCGGCAACTAACTTTTGTTGTAGGATTCTATTTTCTGCTTTGATGCGTGTGGATTTCTTTAGGCTGGTTTTCGCCATTTCGTTTTCCTCTCCAAATAGATGTACCAAAACATTCGCATTGAATAACGGATTGTGTGCTTAATTCTTCGCGGTGTCATAGGGTTCCAACGTCATCTTCGTCCATGTTGATGGTGAATGGCACCTTGAAATCAATTTCATGTTTGTCCCGCCACTTGTCCGGGCGCCGGTTGCGAAGCCACAAACTTGCGGCGGCGGCGTTGGGCGGATAATGCTTTACGGTTTGGTGGGTCACAATCGAACCTTCCGAACAAAAAACCTTTTCTTCCGGGTGACTGTAACCCATTGCCGATTGAAGCAAGGAAATTTCCACCCCGTCGTCAATCATTGCCTTCCCCGCTTTGATGGACTCCAAAAAGTCGGGGTGTTCTGTTTTCCAATTGTTGATGGTTGACTCTTGAACCATGAAGGCTTGAGCCAAATCAAGGTCCGTAAAGCCTTTAGATGCAAGGACTTTGGCCTGTTCAACGTATTGCGGGAAAAACTTGGTGGGCCGTCCCATGCGGTTGGTGAACACCGGGGCAACCGATGAACCGGGAATGGCTCCGTCCATTGGGTCCACCACTTCGGGGTCCATTGGTTCCGTTGGCGCTTGCGCCGATGGTTCGGCCTGTGAATCCTTGACGGCCTCACCTTGGGCTTCCGCCCACTCCAACGTGTCCTTGATTCCTTTTTCGTGCTTTTCGTTTTCGTTCATGGTCCCCTTATTCACTCCCTTATCGGCTCCGGTCGTGTTCCTATTGTGCGCCCGTTTTTTCAATCCGTCAAATCTTGTTGGCAAGTCCGCTATTTTAAATGCAACTTAATCAATTCTTGTTGGCTTTGCCGGTGGTCCTCCACCTTATCCTTGACGGCTTCAATGTTCGTTTTGTTTTCAACCACTTCATGCTTCAATTGGTAAACTTCAACGGCCAACCATCCCAACAACGCCGTGATGGAAACGCCAACCGTCCCAACCTTCGCCGGGGTTACACCCATCTTTCCGTGACATCCACACGGGCTTGGATTTCTTCCAATTCATTCGTGGACACACTGACCAAGGACGCAATCAAATAATACAAGCCTATGGCCAACGGTCCGGTTTCGGTGTTGGTCAGGAATCCGGGGAAACTCCGGTCTTGGGACCGTGGGGGAATTATGCGGCCCGCACCGGTCAGCAAGTCGGTGTCACCCGGCCGTTGGACCAATGACACGGTGCAAACAAAAGTTTCAATTTCGCCACCGTCCCGGTCAAACTTGAATGGGACGCTTTCCCCTTGCTGGACTCTCAAAAGTTTGTTCATCGGCGTTGCTTCCTCTGTGGTTTCTTCGGCTTCCGGGTTTTCTTCCGGCCCAATCCCGCGCTGTTCAATCCAATGGCAATGGCCTGTTTAATCGGGCGCCCGGCCCGCTTTTCAATTGCAATGTTGGCGCTGGCAATCTTCCGCTTTTGCTTTTTCGTTGCACCCTTCCGGGGCTTGATTAAAGGCATTTACCGGTTGCCACTCCCTTTGTCCGGGGTTCCAAGGCCGTCGCTTGACTTGTCCGTGACGGTTTTCACGTCACCACCACCCACCACCTTTGAGCCGGGGTTCGGTTTCCAACCCGCCGGAATGAACGGGTCCAACACCAAATCAATTTCATTCGGCCCTTGGGTTTGCAATATTTGGTTGCGGTTAAGAGGATTCAAACGGATTGCGTTGGGGTTGTGGCTCATGGTATTGCCGGTCCCTTCGTTGAAGCGGTTTCGTTTTTCACGTTGCCGTCCTTGCCGTTGTCACTTGGCGCCGCATCCTTCACCACTTCCGCCGGAACACTTCCCGCACCGGTGGCACGTTTTGCCAATGGCAACGCCTTCAACTGTTCCTTGACGTCAATGACCCGGCCATCTTGAAGGGCTTGCCCAAACGCATTGGCCAAATTCAACGCCGTTTCATAATTGGTTGGGTATTTTCGCACCGCGTCCAACATAAAGTTTTTTTGTGCATCACTGTCAAAAATCATAAAACCCCCTTTGTTTGTTTAAAGTTCAACGTCAACCGTTGCATGAATCTGAATTAAATCGGTTAGTTGGTCATTCGCCACCTGTAAATTGGAAATAACTACCCTATCTTCCCCGGTAACTCCCTGAATTCCTGAAAGGCCGGACGCCTGTGCGGTGGTGGTAGCGTTCCACCAATCAGATGTGGCGGCACCGGGGCTGTAAAAAATCTGTGTCCCCCCGGCAGGGTCAATCCTTAACTGGACGGGAAGGTTCCACTCATATCTTGTTATACTGACTCCGGCCCTCAAGCAAGTATATTGCAGGGCGCCCTCACTCCCCGCATTTTGGGCCGGGGTCACGTCATAAAGGAAAGTCTTTTGATAATAGCGTTTACATAATGCCAGTTCTTCCTGCCAAGGCCGTGGCGTGAAGGCCGTTGCTTGGTTGCCAACTTCCAATTTTACTTGGAATATCTTGAAGAAATTGGCGGCGTTGTCCATGCCGTTCACTTGGTTGGGTGATGACACAAAATTCCCGGCGGTCCAAATATCTTCCGTTGTGTGGAAGTCGGTCCCAACTGCCAAAAGGAAGTCCAACAACAACCCGGCGCCGTTATCAATCAACCATGTGCCGGTCAAGTCACCCGTCAAGGTGATGGTTTTAAATTCCCAAGTGTCGGACACGTTGATTGTAAATTCGGTCACATAACTCCGGTCGCTTGCCCCATTTCTAAACGCACAACAATAAATTCCGGTGACGGTTGACCTCACCCAAAAAGACAAAGTCATAGTGGCGGCGCCGGATGTTCCCATTGACAATGGAATAGCGTTAAATCC